AGGCTTCTTTTCCTTCTTCGCCTCTTTTGGTTTACCTTTGCCCTCGGATAAAATTTGTAGCAGAGATTTTGCCATGATTACTTTTTATAAGTTTTCTTCTTCTTTATAGCCTTTTTTGGTGTCTTTTTGCCATACATAGCTTAATCTCCAAAATACTTGTCAATCAAATTAAAATCCGCATCTGAACGACAATCAACAAACAAACCTTCAACAATTTGCTCGAATTTTCTTCTTTCATCTCCTCTTGTTTTTATCATTGCAGCATAAATTTTCCTTGGCACATCCCTATCTTTTGGAAAGCCTTTGGAAAGGATTAAAGCTTCACTTGCTGTCATCATAAGCTTTTCAATGCCTCCTCTAGGCTGGCATCAACCCAATTATACAACCTCGGTGCATGTTGTTTCAATCCGTCTGGATTTAAAACATATTGTGTAAAAGCTTCTGCAAACTGTTCAAGATAATTTTTCCTGCTGTACTCAGTTGTGAATGTCAGACCTTTTAGCTTCATCCATTGTCTTCCCAATTTTTCTGCCCCTGATTGAAAATGAACTTGATGGCCTGTTTCGTGAATCATCGTAGAAAACCACGATATTTCATCAGACATTGGTTGAGAAGTTGACCAAACTTCCTTCAAGTTATGTTTCATCATGTAATCCCAATCACTTGTATGAAGAAGAGCATTATTATCTAATGTTTCTTTAGCACTTTTCCTTATTTGTTTTGCTTGAAGCGATCCTATTTTTTTTGAATTTTCATAAATTCGTGTATGAATAATATTTGAATCAATACTTGTAAACCCATTAGACATTCCTCCAGAATTTTTAAATAAATGTTTTTTAGCAATGTCATCAAACTCTTTTCCTTTCGCTGCTTTTAAAACATCTTTTCTTTGCATCCAATAAAATCTAGCTTCAGAATATTCTTTTGATGTGGCCCTTTTCCCTTTCACATCAACTTTATTTAACTGAACATCAAAACGCTTTTCAACGACTTTAAATTGAGCGTTATAAGCCTTTAAACCGTTGCCTGATAAAAACTTTCTTTTTACTTGATCAAAATTTGTTTTTTCTCCTTTCATGTTGAAATGATTTATCATCTTACTCTTCTTCATAAACTGCCTCATCTTTTTCGTATTTGCTCCAATTAAACCGCCCAAGCCTTCTAGATTGTCTAAACTTTCTTCAATAAATTGCTGTGGATCAGGTGCAATATTATTTGTTTTTAAGTAACTCTCTACACCATCTGTTGTCATAACAACAGAAGTTGTTGAAAGAGCTTCTTTCTTTGGAGTGGCCTTTACCTTTGGTGTTGCCTTCTTAGCTGCTTTTATATCACTAGGCTTACCATATTTTTTCTTTAATTGCTCCAGCGTTAATTCACTTCCGTCACTTCTAATAACCTGCCTTAAGGCATCCTTACCGTTACTCTTTGCTGCTAAACGATTAAAATATTTTGCCTTTTCAAATCCTAAAGTTTTAATTTGCAATTCACCTGGCTCATATTTTAATAACTTGTCATTTGCTCCCCTTGCTCTTTGCTCATACAACCAATCACCATAAGAAACTTTTTGAGGTACTCGGCCAGTTTCACTTGGTCTTGTTGTGATCTTTGTCTCAGGTGGAGGCGTTAAACCTAATCCCTCATAATCAACAACAGGAACAGTTGTAGACCTGCAATTAAAATGCTGTGGAGGTGTTGGCCCCTTGTCATATCCAAACTTCTGGCCGTCTAATCTCTGACAGATTGAACTTGTTCTACTATCAAGCGTTGCCACATATTCATATTCAGGAGCAACATCCTTATTGGCAGCATAAACACTTTGACTTGCTGCATTACTAACTTGATTAATTGATGTTCTAACAATCGTTTTGATTTGATTGTTTGCAAGCTTTAATGGTTGGTTTCCTGCTAAAGCAAAAGCTCTTGTTCCCTCCTTTGCGTATTCGTTAAAATTCAAACGCCCCATTAATCGCCTTGCAATCTGCACATTCGTTTCACCTGATAAAACACCTTGCCTAATATGTCTTGCCAATGATTCTTGTTGTCTTGCTGCTATCCCTCTAAATGCTTTTTCTACAGTTTCACCATTAGGCAAAGTCAATAATTCACCTCGTCTTGTTGTCAGTGCAAAATCTTTAGCCTTAAATTTTTTAAATTCTTCCTCTGGTCTTCCAAACAAGTTCAACCTTGTTGGGTCTGTATTTACAACAGCATCACCAAAGCCAGTACTAACTGCAACACTATTAATTGGAATATTCCCAGATGCTACAACTTTCTTTAATTCATTTTCTATAAATTCAGTTTGTAATACTGCTAACCCTTGAAGTTCTTTTTTAAATGCTCTAGCAGATTCACCTGACCATGTATTTAAACTATCTTTCGATTGTTTAATAATTGCCCTTAGCCTTTTTCTTGTTTCAGGTGCAATTAAACTTGTTGCTCCCTGCTGCCTAAATTCAATATCAATTAACTTCTTTGAAGCCGCAATAATTATATCGTTGTAAGCTCTTGCATATTTACCAGCAACCGAATTGCTATAACGGTTTAAATCAATAACCTCTCTATAAAACGCTTCTGGAGTTGACATTCATTAAGCCGCTTCAGTTGGTTCTGAATCCATCTCAATTAATCCACCCGATTGCGTACTTTCCAACTCTTCCTCAACGTCAAAGTCATCTGCTAATACTTCACCAGAGGAAAGTTGATCAAGCAATGTCTTCTGTGAAATAGTTCCAGCAGTATAAAGTTGCAACAAGCTCTGTATTTCTTGCGGCTCTAATCTTGCACTAACGAAATCACGATTAACAAAACTACTTCCAGCGTTAGGCTCATTCAAATACATGGAATGAAACCGTAAGCAATTATCAACCAAATCCTGCATCTGTTGAGCCAAGACCATAAGCGTTGCATCACTTTGGCTCCTATCAATTCGCTTGGCTTCTGCTGTCTCCCCTACCAACTTGGAACCCATCACCGCCGCTAGTGAAAGCGTATTAATTTGCTTCTCAATATCGTTCAACCTTCTAAATTGACTATCAAAACTATCTCCAGAAGGACTTATATATTCTGCCCTTGATTCCTGTGGTAAACTTAACGCCTCACCTGGCCCTGCTGAAATCTCATCTGCACTAGCAGGGAAACCATAAAAAGCTAATAAAGGAACAGCCGAAACAGAAAGAATGTTATCAAGGTCAGACTGGATTTGATAATGCTTTAAATTTAATTCTGCTATGTCATATAAAGGACTTCTAGATTCATAAGGCCCAACTCTATTTGCATAAGCAATAGAAAATGGGATTTCATCCAAGCTCATAGTTCCAGAGTCATGCAAATAAAAATCACCTTTATCTTTTTTTCTGTGAATTTCAAAAGTTCCAGGCTCTAATACTCTGATTTGTTCAACTGTTTTTTCTCCATACTTTCCATCTGGTTCAACAACTCTTTCAAGCAATCTAAGTTGAGATAATTTCCTAACACCTTCTACAACATGCGTTCTCCATCCAAGAATATCTGAAGGTTGATAAGTCACCCAATAAGGTCTAGCTTTGTCACCTTCTTTTGGTGCATCAACTAAAACACCAACATGACCAAAACTTATTGCTTGCCTCGCTGTTTGATAAAGCCAAATATTTAAATCGTTTCCATCTAAATCAACGTCAAATAATTGCTCACGAACTAAATCAGAAACATCATCTAATCTAATGGGCTTTCTAACCAACATGCCCGATAACATTTTTTCAATTCGCTGCACAAATGGAACAACTGTTGAACGACTTAATCGAACATCATAAGAATCGTCTTGTTCTCTAGGTTGTTGCGGTAAATATTTCCTATGTTCACTTCTGATCTTATAAGTGCCTTCTCTAAGATCGGTAATCAATCCCCAGAAGTTTGCCATACGCTGATAAGCAGCGTTAGGAGTTGCAACCGTAGTAGCTGCAACGGTTGTTATGGGGTTGTAGATTCCGTCAAGAGTTCCGTACACTTTTTAGCCTCATAGTATCAA